AGAACTAATTGATGGTGGTGATATGTCTTGTGCTTGGACAAAAGAGCGATGGACTGGTAAACAATTAGCACCATACGTGAAAGAGATTAAAGAACAAGAAGAATATGGACCGCAATACTATTCACAACGTGGAGAAGATTGCCCCCCTCGTCTTGATAAGGACTTGTGCGAATATCTTCTCCCCGATAATAGTGAGGAGTTTGCATATATCTTCCGTGATGATAAGTGGGTGTGTTATGATATGCACTCGTTTGATAATAGAAAACTACCAGAAGTTGTTCCTATTCCTAAAGGTGCATTGATGGATTGACCCACTAAGAATGAAGAAACCCCACACAAACAACACCAAAATGGAAGACCTAACTGACGAAATCTATGCTCTTATTCTTCAAGAATACAAAGAATCAGGGTATGAACTATTTGATGAAATGTTCCTAACACAGTTTACATATGTTGGAGGATATCAGTAAAAAAGATAACACTTACTCATTCATTCACTAAATCACATGCCTATCTGGAATTGCTACGGTTACGACAACAAAAAAGAGATGCACGATGTGCTCTCTTATATGAGAGAAACTGCTGCCGCGGCATATGCAAGGTGCAAAGAATTACATCCAAACTTTGAGATTTATACAGTAAAACTTAGACCTGAGTGACATCTACCCAACTCACACTATCTAACACTCTCTCATTCAAATTATGAACTACACTCTTAAGCAACTTAAGTTGGTAAACTGGCACAAGCATACGGCACAGACCCCCGATATCGTGTATCTTATAGGAGTGGAGGGGACGCCACCTTACCACACCTCTGAACTCCTTCTACCTGCCTCTCATGCGTAAAATTGAAACCCAGATGATCCAAGCAATCAAAGATAACACGAACTGGACTTCGGCGAACACATGCGTCACACTTGAAGATGGTATCTCAAAGGTCTACCTACACGGCAACTTGATTGCTGAGGTTGATGAAGATTCAATGAAACTTTATGATGGTGGCAAACAATCAAAGACCACAAAATCCCGCTTAAATGCACTTCTTAATGAATTTGGATATAGATGCGGAACAAAGAATGAGCAGGTATTTCAAAAGAATCGGACCTGGTTTGTTCGCGTCTTCAATGAAACATTTGACGAAATGCAGACAGTAAAGTTCAGCAACGGAATGCGCCTTGCCTGATAACACTTAGAGGGGATTAATCCTCCCCTCTTTCTTTATACCTTTTTTTTCAAAATGACCCGCAATGTTCTCATTTCGCTCCTTCGCTAGGGTTCTACGGGTAGCGAAATTCTCCGAATTCTTGACACTATTGTTTTGGGGGATAGTGATGACAAACCTGGTCAGCGTCCTAGTTACGACCCAACCCTCAACCCAATCGATTTCTAATCCAGTCACCACACTGTCACAACCCTAAGGGCAGACCCCTAGGGCATCGACTAGAATTTAAAAGAACAAACGCACAGGACACAGCATGAATGGTTGGGCAAACTATGAGACTTGGAATGCGGCACTGTGGTTGGGCAATGATGAGGGCATGTATTCACTCGCCCGTCGTGCTACTTCATATGATGAACTCATCCCCATGCTTGAGAACATCTATGGACAAATCACACCAGACGGCGTGAGATGGATGGACCCCAGCATCGATGCTGATGAAATGAATGAAATGATCTGGGATCTTTGAGAGGTTAACCCCTTTCCGTGATACAATAGCACTAAGCGCAACCCCCCCCCTCAAATGCTTAACACCTGCCTCATCATCGACACCCCCCAATCTAGCGCTTCTGAACAGATTCGCCTTTATCCCTTTCGCCGCCGCGCCATGGTATTTTGGCAATCAGGGCACTACAGCGCCCACACCGTGCGCCGCCGCGATATGCTGCGCCTCCTCATGAATCTGAAGCAGAGCGCAGGGGCATGGATTAACAATTATGCCCTTGCCTGAGGGTTGCATTAATGCCTCAGATCCTGTACAATACAACCAAGCGAAACAACCCCATGAAAACTGCAACCATCGACGGCATTCAATTTAAGGTTACCCACCTGCCCGTTGCCCATGGTGCTAGCGCCAATCGTTGGGCAAACCGAATCAAAGGAGGATCCTCCCGCGTTCGTACTGGCGCAGGTTCCCGCTCCGTTAATCAGAGCACCACATCAACGGCGTTGGATGATGTGCGCTGAGGCAGTGCCCATTCGTTCGTGACCACAGCAGGGCCCCCCGCGTGGGGGGTTCGTGGCGCGGGGCGCGCGGCTAAAACGCCATGGATCCCCTAATCTATAAAGTGTTACCCAAGCGAGAACAATAATACATTGAAATCCAAATTTTTTTTCGCAAAAAAATAATCTCCCATGGGATTAAATTCAAATATTTACAAATACTATATAAAATGTTAAGAGAAGTTATAGTATGAAAAAGAATACGGAAAAGGAAACATCATCTATTAGTGTTGATGCTGTTACTGGAGAGTATACTATGCAAATTCCAGAGTGGATTTTAAATGAATTTGGGTGGTATGAAGATACTGTATTAAATTTAAAGGTAGAGGGTAATGAAATCGTCGTATCAGAATATAAGGGCGATTGACATTTATACATAATTATTGTATGATACTGATGTAAAATTATTTCCATTATGGCTAAAGGATTTACTGTAAAAGCAAAGACACCAACAAAATCATCTCCCACAGAAACAGAACCAGAGTATGATTATGATAAAGCAAAAGAAATGTTGAAGGGGAAATCGATTGTATTTTGTCTTCCAGGTAGAAGCGTTTCTTATACATATCTGAAAAACTTTGTACAGATGTGTTTTGATCTTGTACAAATCGGAACAAGAATTCAGATTTCACAAGATTATAGTTCTATGGTAAACTTTGCGCGATGCAAGTGCCTAGGTGCGAATGTACTACGTGGACCAGATCAAATTCCATGGGACGGAAAACTAAATTATGATTATCAATTATGGATTGATAGTGATATTGTTTTCAATACTCAAAAACTTTTGCAACTTATTTTAATGGACAAGGAGATTGCAAGTGGATGGTATTGTACAGAAGATGGGCATACAACATCTGTTGCACACTGGATGGAAGAAGAAGACTTCCGAAGTAATGGTGGAGTAATGAATCATGAAACTATCGATAGTATTCAGAAGCGTAAGAAACCATTTACTGTAGACTATGCAGGATTTGGATGGCTTTTGATTAAGAACGGTGTATTTGAGCACAAAGAAATCAAATATCCATGGTTTGCTCCGAAGATGCAAGTTTTTGAATCTGGTGAAGTACAAGACATGTGTGGAGAGGATGTATCTTTCTGTTTAGATGCAATTGCAGCAGGATTTGAGATTTGGTGTGATCCAAATATCAGAGTTGGGCACGAAAAAACAAGGGTTATTTGAATGACTAACGAGAAGTATAATATCCTTAAAAAAGGTGAAGTAATTCATGCGGATCTTACTGAGGAAGAATATTTCAATATCATGGAGGATTATGCTCAAAAATTTTACGAGCATAACTCTCCAAGTCCAGACGAACTAAAGACTGAATTTATTAACGGAGACTAAGTATTATGGCAATGCATAAAGGTGGTGGTTTTGTTGAGGCGCGGCCGAAAAAGTCGCGTCAAGGAAGTGGGCAACATACAAAATATGCTGCTTCGTCTCGTAACAAAGCACGAAAGCGTTATAGAGGACAGGGCAGATAAAATATGACTTGTTTGATTGCCAATCTACCTTCTTTAGATTCATAATAAATATCACAAGTAGGGATAGAAACCCCTCAAAAAGTTCTGTTTATAACTAAAACAGGAGTAACATGGGCAATTCACCAGTTGATAGAAACAAAAATTATATGAAGAAAATGTGGGGTACTACAAGTTTGACCACAGATTACTGGTCATTACCTAAAAAAACAAATGATTGTGTGGAAGAATATTGCATTCAAGAAGTTATGCATGATAATGTAGATCATAAAAAAGAAAATTTACTTGAAGAGTGATATAAATAAAAAAAAAGAGTACGATCTATTAGATTAATGCCAACAGAAAGAATATCAACTTCATTCAAAGATATTAACTTATCTTTTGATATGCATCCAGTTACAAAAGATATATCTGTACTGTTGAATGAAACTGCGATCAAACGCTCTATAAAAAATATTATACAAACTACTCCAAATGAGAGGTTTTTTAATCTTTCATTTGGATCAGATGTTAAACCAACATTATTTGAATTTATTGATTTTGGTACTGCCTCATTATTACAGGATTATATTAAAGTTGCAATCACAAATTATGAACCTAGAGTTGAAGATACTCAAGTTGAAGTAACTCCAGATTCAAATAATAACGCATTTGAAATAAATATATACTTTACTATTGTTGGTCAAACAGAAACACAACAATTCTCATACCTTTTAGAGGCAACAAGATAAAAAAATGCCTTTTACAAAGTTTGCAAATCTAGATTTTGACCAACTAAAGGTCTCTTTAAAAGATTATTTGAGATCAAATTCTAATTTTACGGATTTTGATTTTGAAGGATCTAATTTATCCATACTAGTTGATGTATTAGCATATAATACATACATTACAGCATTTAATGCTAATATGATTGCCAATGAGTCTTTTTTAGACTCGGCAACAGTTAGAGAAAATGTTGTTTCGTTAGCAAGAAACGTTGGTTACGTTCCAAGATCAAAAACCTCAGCAAAAGCAACAATATCATTTGATGTTGATTTTGAATCTGATGTAACATCACCAACTCAAGTTATTTTAAAATCTGGATTAGTGTGTGTTGGAGCAGCAGAAAATACTTCATACACTTTCTCAATTCCAGATAATTTAGTTGCAACTGTACCACAGGGAGAATCAACAGCATCTTTTACGAATATTGATATATTTCAAGGAACTGTAGTTAAAAGATCTTTTTCCAATATTGTAGAAGAAACGCAAAAATTTATTTTAGATAATCCCAATATTGATACTGATACAATAAGAGTTAAAGTTGATAACATCGTATATAATGTAGTTGATAATATTATTGAAATTGATAAAAATTCTAGAATATTCTTAATACAAGAAATTGAAAATAGTAGATATGAAGTGGTATTTGGAGATGGTATTCTTGGTAAAAAATTAGATAATGGTAGTAATGTAGAAATAAGTTATATTGTAACTGATGGTGCTACTGGAAATGGTGCAGCATTATTTACATTTGCTGGTGTATTGGCAAATAATGAAGATCAACTAATAACACCATTTACACCAATTTCAGTTACAACTAGTGCAAATGCTTCTGGTGGTGAAGAAATTGAAAGTCTTGATTCAATCAAATATTTCGCACCAAGATTATATTCATCACAATATAGAGCAGTAACATCTGTTGATTATGAATCTATAATTAAATATGTTTATCCTAATACGGAAGCGGTTACTGTGATTGGGGGAGAAGTTTTATCACCACCACAGTTTGGTAATGTCTTTATAAGTATAAAACCAAAAGATTCATACCGTCTATCAGATTTTACTAAACAAGATATACTTAAAAAAATAAAAAAATATGGTGTTATAGGAATTAACCACCATATTACAGATCTGAAGGTTCTTTATGTTGAGATTGATACATCAGTTTACTATAATCCTAATAGAGTTTCAAACCCAAATTCTATAAAAGAAAAAATTATAACAACTCTTGACAAATATGGCAAATCTATTCAATCAGCAAATTCTTCTGGAAGATTTAGATATAGTAAAGCAGTTCAATTAATTGATAACGTCGATAGTGCTATTACTTCAAATATAAC